CTATAGAAAGTCGATTCTCGTACCGATCGGCAGTCTTCTCTTTATTCTTTCTAGTAAGCTCCTTCCTAAGGAGCTCTCCCCAATTAGGGGGACGTCTTCGCCTTAAACGGTTAGACGGAGAAAGAATACGATGCTCATATCTTTGAAGAGATTTGTTATACCTCCTCTGGAAAAGAGCATCATTACATGCGCGCCATGGAACACGAATAGTAGCAGGAAGCTCTAACTCGGTTCTAGGGAAATGATAGCAACTCAAAGTTTCCACTAAAGAAACTATTGAAGTCACAGTATCATAACCGAATTTTGCAATTAAATTATTGCAAAAATCAGCGCTTGTGAGAAGAGAGGTAGCTGATGGATCAAAGGTTTTTCGAAGTCGAACAGGAGTGACATCATAACCATTATGATAATCACCACCGCAAGATTCTCGAAAGGGACCTTTGAAGTAACTCTTATCTCTATTGACAACTAAGCCAATAGATTCGAGTCCCATAGTAATCAACTCAAAATACTCTGTGTTGAAAACTATGTCATCGCCATACACGAATACCTTCGTCCCCGTGGCATATTTCGACGCCAACGAGGGTTTCTGTATCCGTATTGTTGCCTGCGCACACGCCCAAAAGACGAGTGCTTCAACTGGGAAGCAACAAGAACTGCCCATAGGGGCGAACTTGTTAAGCTTCACGATACTACCGTCCGGCAAAATCGTGGTCTCGGAGCGACAAGCTTCGAGAGCTTCGACCCAGCGTGGAGGAAAAACACTCCTAACTAGATCTAGGCTAACACGATCGGATGCTTCCGATAAGTCAATGGTAGCAAGAGTTCCTGTAATAGAACCCAAGCGTGCCAAATCCTTATTAATGCCTTGGTCCAGGAAATTAACCTGACCTCGGGTAATAGGGTTGGTTTCGAGGACTTCGTAGAGTAAAGACATGATCCCCTGCTGAATATACATAAGTTCAGCAGGCTCACATGAGATTACGCGAGGACCTCGAGAATCCTTGGGCACGAGACAAACCCGTGCTTGAGGGACCGAATATGGTGCATTCTCTAAGTTCTCTAACTCATCGACAAGATGAGACGGAGAATAAAAGAAATGTTCAGAATAAGGGAAGATATCATCAAGCTTAGGAAAATACCTAAGCCTGTGGTACTTATCCCAGTTTTTCGTTCGGCAGGCGGTCGAACCGCCTCCGTGGCGAGGTCTAATATCAGTAGGGTCTGCATTACACAAGACCCTGCCAATAAGTAGACGCATGCTGTTGATGATAGCTTGCTGGTTAGAACCAGGTAGGCAATCATCAACGCTGAACAACTCAGCGTCAACCTTTCGGAAGGACGCAAGGAATTCAGTAACGGTATTCTGATCATATTCAACCTCCAGTTTATAGAACAGGTACGACAATTGCCGTACACAGTCTACGGCGACAGAATCTCCTTCCAAAGCACAATAGATCGCAGTGCCCAGAAATAACGGGACTTCTCTTTGACCATAGTATTGAATAATACCATGGGAGAGCATGTCCAATTGACGGGCAGCGTACTTC